TCTAATATTCTCTGCGCCTCTGCTTCGGGTGACTCTTTTGCACCACGCACAATCTCTACAAGACTAGCGTTACCGCTGGACACTGCTATCAGGTTCCACGATAGCCCAGTTACACGCTCTGCGTTTGCGCTGCCAACCATGCGTCTACGCTGCTTACCACTAACTATTTGATAAGCAAGGTCGCTAACAGCGTCTGGGTCTTTCTGCATTTGTGTAAGCTCATCCATGTACATAGGTAGGTTGTGATACACCTCTCCTCTGTGCATTTTTATGCTGTGAGTGTCCTTTTCATACAAAAGAAGCTCCTCTGGGTCGCCCCATGCTGACAGTCCAGCTTCCATAACAGTAGTTTTACCGAACCCTGTGCCACCACTGTGCAGGTGCATCATCGAGCAGTGTATAGGCAGCATCTCCATCAGAACGGAACCAAAGCTAGTGCCAACAACGTATTGATGTAACTCAAACCCATCTCTGTTGTAGAAGTTAATCATCTCTTTCCAGCCCTCTAAAGAACCCTTTGGTTCCATGTGGGGGAACAAAGCTGCTGTTGCAGAAGATGCGGGATTGAACTCAGTGCGGTCAGCGAAGATCTCTCTATCGCCTATCACAAAAGATTTCATATCTTTACTAGTCCAACCAAATTGTCTGTGAGCTTCATCAGCCATAGTCGTGGTCTGTAGTTCATTGACCCACGTAGCCGTATAGCGCATGAGTTCGTCCGGTTTATCTATTACTATGCCGTGCATACTAACAGCTTTACGGAGTTCTTCACGAGAGGTTACAGATGTTAACGGCACTGTAAACTCACGCACTCCGTCCCTTGGTAGGTGCAGTCGTAATACTATCGACTCACCAATCTCAGAATCAACGATACGTTTAACAACGTAAAAATCGTTGTGATAAATAAGCTTTTCGTCAACCGTCCCATCAGGACCAGATGTACGCACGTACACACCGCCGTTAGTACCTCTAAAGTAGGGTTTCGGGTACTGCGGTATGGTATAAATCTGCAACTGCGAGTTGGGCCGATTCGCCACAGGTGCTTCTACCACATTGTCTGCTTCTTCTGCTTCTACGACTTCCGTGCCAAGTGATATAGGAGAGCGAACCTTGTGCCAGTTAGGACAGTGAGGGCATATATCTGGATTGTACTCATCAAACTTTGTACAGAGATACGGCCCTTTAATTAGATTCACCTTCTCTACAGTTTTCTCTGGGCTATAGTCAGGGTGTTTCTTTGATATGTGGTGTATGGCTTTGTCTGCATCAGAACAGAACTTGGCTATAGAAAGACCTGCTCTCCACATAGGCTCAGAGCAGGTGTCTTGGTGCAACGTCAACAGTTCTATCTGTTTACACCCGCCATCTTTTACCTTCTCTAGTATGTTCTTAAACTTTGTGTCGTTGTTGCCCATCAGCTTCTGCATCAGCGCAGTGTCGGGCTGTAGTTTCAGCTTGTTTGGTAATGCCACACTCCCTGCACCAAGCAGCTCTGAAAACTCATCGAAGTCAACTAGGGGCGGTACGTCTACACCAAACTGTAATACTTGCGTAGGCGGGTCTGTTTTGTGGTTATGTGTGCGTACTATTCTTAAAACTCTAGCAGCATCGCTAGTTACCGCTGGGTCGGCAGCAAATTTATGTTCAGCACAAAGTTGTTTTAGTCTCTCTGCTACAGGATACCAATCCTCTAGTATGACGGACTCTTCTAAACACCAATATACGTGTATGCCACGACCAGAACTTATCACCAAAGGTTTAGGGAGATGAAGCTCTTTGTAGAACCCGCGCAGTGCGGTTAACGCTTCTTCTTGATCTACAAAGTCTTTTGACGGCCCACAGTCAAGATCTAAAAAGAATGACTGTATACGAGCTACGTTATCTACCCTACGAGAGTTGTTTTCTTTAAATGTTGCTAGTGCGAAGTATGTATCGTAACCGCTGCTATCGAACTTACGAGCAGCATCAATCAGTTCGTTAATAGATCCGTAGAACTGTTGTACCCTTCTATTCTGCTTGGGTTTTAAAGCTAAAAGACAGTACCAACCTTCGCTATGTAGTACCCTCTGTAAAAAATCTTTTGTCTGCATCCAACTTGTCCAAAGTCAGAGACACCACGGCAGGGGGCGTAAATTTTGCGAAAACCGCCCCTCTTCGGACACATAGTCAAGAGGATATCCTAGCCGTAGTGAAACTATGAAATATTAGTCGTCCCAATCTTCAAGAACGTCTGCTATATCATCTGCCTCTTTCTTTGGTGCAGCAGTCTTCTTAGCTACCTTCTTAGGTTCCTCTATCTCCTCTTCAAAGGGATCTTCTTCTGGCTCCGCTTTAGCTGGCTCTTCAACCGCACTAAAAGGGTTATCGTCGCCAAAACTAAAACCATCAGTGGCTTCAAAAGGCGATACGTTTTGTCTCTCTGCCAGTTTCAAGACCTGCACACTCTTTAACCGCAAAGACACACCTGCACCCATCGATCCGCTATAAGGCACTCCAACGACAGCTAGGTTTATCTGACTGCCTGTGGTTAGTTGGAAGTCTTCTGGTAACTCTTTAACCTTAGCGTCATACTGTGTTGGCTTCTGAGTCTTCTGTCCGTTATAAGCCCCCTTCAAAGAAGCCTTGTATGAAAACATACCGTCTTCTTCTTTCTTAAAAGGATTGCTATAAGCAGGCCAACTCTTCTGCTTCTTAGACTCGTACAAACCTTTCATAAAAGTATGTAGTTCTTTAGCAGAAGCTTTACTCATCTTAAAGTTAACAGAGTATTCCGCACCGTCATCTAATGCACCACATGGCACACTTCGGTTCTCTGTAGCACTCCAGTTGTAAGTTCGGTCAAGCTTCGGATACATCGCCTCAACGTCCATCACAACGTAAGCAGCAGATACTTCTTCAGACATATGTGTTCTCCTTAAATGTCTAACTAATTTTAGCTTCGTTAAAAACAAATCCGTCTGTCTCAGTAAACGGTATGACCTTTGTGATTGGCCTCACGTTCATGGCTATTGCCTCAGATACTTCTGGTTTGCTTTGTAACTCCACCACCTCTTTTATTTCGGCATCTTTCAAGACCCGCATAGGTCTGAATCTCAACCTTGGTATGTAACTCTCTTCAAAAATGATTCGGGTCACTACCATCGTTGCGGACGTATCATGTTTAGCCAAATGCTTGGCATAGTTCTGCATGGACATCCACCCACGTTTTGCATCACCAAACAACGCCGTTGCTGGCAGTTGTAGCTGGTAAATGTTTTGTAAGTCGTCTTCAAATACAACGGCTAACCGCTGTGAAAACTTACACGCCCTAGAGTTTCCTTGTCCCGAACCTTTTACGTTCTGGGTGCAATCAAAGCATCTAGGGGCTTGTCTATCCGTAACATTAGGATCTGGCTGGCGTGTCGTAGAAGACCAACATATAGGTGCATTAGTAGAGTACTCAGCGTACACCTGCTTGTAATACATCCGTGCGATTGAAGCAGCATCTACGATAATTACATCAATCGTGTCTTGATCTAAGACAGCCTCACCATCTGGAGTTACCTTACGGAACTCCCCCCCTCTGATACTGATCTTCCTCAAAAGTCTTCGTCCGCATCAAAGTTTTCTAGGACTTCTTCCATCATGGCTGCGTCACCAGCCATCTCTGATTCAAGCTCTTTCTGCAACAATGCTTCCACTACTGCATCCAGTTTGAATCTGTAAGTCTTACCAATCTTAACGTATGTGTTTTTTGGGATCTCCTTCTGTCGAACCCAAGCACGAGCAGTGCTGACACTAACATTAAAATGTTTAGCCACATCTTCTATACCAACGAACTCACTCATTTTGTCTTCCTAATAGTAACTTGGAACTCGCTATCCGCATTGAGTCCTTTCGGAACCAACTCTGGATTCTCTTCTAGGAACTGTGATACAGAAGATTGATGCAGACGCTTTTCAAGCAGTTCTGGAACTTGATGTTCAAGAATAAACTCACGTAACGCCTCCCAATCGTCAGTCCAGTAACGAGTTCTAACTGTCCTGTAGAACGTACCAGATTCAGTCTTTACACTTTTAAGATCGTTCTCTTTCAAGTGCATCAAGAGTTCTTCTTTTACTAGATCTTGCTGCCTTCGCAATGCAACATCTTTCGTATCAAAACTCTCTTTGAGTCTGCTACGTTCAGCCTTAATCTTTAGAAAGGTGCTCACACACCGATCCAAGTGTCCTTGTTTTTCCACGCAATCACTCCTAGTGATGAACCATTAAATATAATGGTAAACTACACGCTAATCAAGTAGTTCGTTGTATAAATCTATGATTTTTGTGTGTACGTTAATTCTATTATCTAGTAATGCGTACATTTTCTTCTCTACAGGCGAACCCTGTAGCTGTACGACAGTGCATTTGTGGTCCTGACCAGACCTATGCACACGAGCGTTTGCTTGTGCGTAAGTTTCTAAAGAACTTACCGGACCCCACCAGACCACCGTATTAGCAGCGGTTAGCGTTATACCGTGTGCTGCTGCTTGTGGTTGAATAACTAATACTTGTGGAGCTGCTGTTGTCTGAAACGCTTTGAATATTTCAGTGCGTTTGTTTGCACTTACATCACCACGAACCATCTCTGTGGGTATGTTTTCTTTTCTTAGCTTGTTTACCAGAATATCTATCGTATGTTTGAACGGCACAAACACTAGAACTTTCTTGCTTGATTCGTCTATTACCTCACGTAAGACCTTGTATCGATACTTAATATCAAACTCAAGTGACTCACCATCGTCGGTGTAGACTGCACCAGAACTTATCTGTAAGAGTTTGTTCATATTCACGGCTGCGTTAACAGATGTTATCTGCTCCCCGCTTGCTTGAACGATCATCTTATCTCTAAGTTCTTTATAGTATTTCTTTTGCTGTCGGGTAAGTTCGACCTCACGTTTGGTGTAGATCATATCTGGCAGATCCAGACACTCATCTTTTGTAAAACGTATAGCTGGCTGTAACACTT